GGGCCGTGGGGGGCGACCCGTTTGCCCGCCGTTGCGGCCAGCAACGCCAAGGCCGCCGCACCTGTGCTGGGTGTATCGCCGCGCGATGCCGAAGCGGGCGACACAATGGCGGTGGAGTGCATCGGCATTGCGCTGGTGGAAGCAGGCGGCGCGGTTGCCGCAGGCGCAAAAGTGGCTGCCGATGCCAACGGCTGCGCGGTGGCGAGCGAGACCCAAGCCGCAGGCTATGCCGTAACCGCTACCGCTGCGGCGGGCGAAATCATCGCTGTGCTGCTGAAAGGGTAAGCCATGAGCCAATTTTACCTTGCCAACACCCCGCTGATTTTAACCGCCGATGACGGCACGGATTACCGCGTAGAGCGCGGCGAAGTGGCAGAGTTGAGCGACGCGCAGTATGAGCAGGTTGCCGCGCACGTTACGCCTGCTGGCGCGCCCGAGCCGATGCAGCCTGAAAGCGAAATCACGCCCGAGCCGCAGCCTGAAAACGAAACGGCGGCAAATGCAGACAGCGACCCCGCGCCGCAGCCTGAAAAAGCCAAACGCGGCAAGGGCGACAAAGCCGAGTAAGCCGCCATGTATATCAACGCCGATGATTTAGCCCGCGCCATGAGCAAAGCCGAGCTGACACAGCTGACCAATGACGACCCGCGCGCCACCGAGCCGAACGATGATGTGGTGCAAACCGCCATTGCCTACGCCTGCGATTTGGCAGACGGCTATTTGAGCGGGCGTTATCCGCTGCCGCTGGCGAGCGTGCCGACCATTCTGCCGCCGCTGTGCATCAACATTGCGCGGCACTTTTTGCACGCGCGGCGGATTAACCGCGCCGATTTCCCGAAAACGCTGGAAACCGCCTATCAAGCAACGCTCAAAACGCTGGAACAAATCCGCGACGGCAAAATCCACATCGGCATAGATACCGACAACAAACCCCGCCAGCCCGAGCGCGGCGCGTATCACGTCCGCGCGGCGGCAAAGCACGATTGGAGCGGCTACTGATGTCTGCCACCCAGCCGATTATTGACGCGCTGCGCGACCATGTGCAGCAGGCGATTCCGTGGGTGCAGGTGGACGAGTTCCCCGAACGCCCCGCCGATTACCAGTTTATCCACCCCACAGGCGCGGTGCTGGTGGCGTATCAGAGCAGCCAGTTCACGCGGATTGAAGGCTTGGGGCATATCGCCCAGCAGCGCGACATCACGCTGCAATTAACCGTGATTGGCGCGAGCCTGCACGGCGAGAGCGGCGCGTTGGCGATTTTGGATGCGGTGCGCCTTGCCGTTGTCGGCTTTGCCCCGCCCAACTGCCTGCCCTGCCATTTAATCCGCGAGCAGTTTTTAAGCGAGACGGCGGGCGCATGGCAATACGCGCTCACGGTGCAAACCGAAACCCAGCAGGTAGAGCTGCGGCAGCCTGAAAACCTGACCACCCTTGTGCGCACACTGCACCGCCAGCGCGGAGCGCCGCTTGATCCCCAGTTAAAACCCAAACAGCCATAGGAGACACCACATGGCAGCAGCATTCCACCACGGTTCAGAAACCATACGCATTGACGGTGGCTCGTCCCCCGTTTACACCGTTGACGGCGCGATTACCGCCATCATCGGCACCGCCCCCGCAGGCGCGGTCAACGAATTAACGATGTGCCAAACCGCCAAAGACTTTGCCAAGTTTGGCACGCTTACAGGCAGGGGCTTTACCATCCCCGATGCCGCTCATATTTGGACGCGCTATCAGTCGGGCAGCGCCTATGTGGTCAACGTGTGCGACCCCGACAAACACAAATCCAGCGTAACAGGCGAAGCCTTAACCATAAACCCCGACACGCTCATCGCCCGCACTGCGCACGGCGCAATCCAAGCAGGCAGCTACACGCTCAACGGCAACGGCGGCGCGTTGGTGGAAGGGCGCGATTATGTGGTGAACGATTTGATTACTGGCGAAATCCAATTCAAAACCCTGCCCACCACGCCCACCGCCGATTACAGCTACACCGACCCTGCCAAAGTAACCGAAGCCGACATTATCGGCGGCTATGTGGCGGCAACAGGCAAACGCACGGGCATGGAGCTGGTCAAAGAAGGCTTTAACCGCTTTGGCGCGGACGCCAAAATCATCATCGCGCCCGAGTTTGACCGCACCGCCACCTGCGCCGCCGCGCTGATTACGCTGGCGGACAACCTAAACGCCATCGCCTACCTAGACGCGCCACGCGGTACAACATTAAGCCAAGCGATTACAGGGCGCGGCAACTTGGGCAGCATCAACTTCAATACATCCAGCGACCGCGTGCAGTTGTTCTTTCCGCACGTGGTCGGGCTGCTGGGCGTGGAGAGCCTTGCCACCCACGCCGCGGGGCTGCGCATGAAAACCGATGTGGAACACGGCTATTGGTTCAGCATTTCCAACCGCGAATTAAGCGGCGTAACAGGCTTGGAAATCGGCTTAACCGCTCGCGTGGACGACCCGCAATCGGAAACCAACCGCCTAAACGAAAAAGGCATCACCACCGTGTTTAATAGCTACGGCACGGGCTACCGCCTGTGGGGCAACCGCTTGGCGTGCTTCCCGACCGTGTCGCACATCAAAAACTTTGAAACCGCGCAGCGCACAGGCGATGTGATTGACGAGAGCCTGCGCCGCTTTGACCTGCAATACATGGACTTGCCGATAGACGAAGCCCTGCTGGATACGCTATTGGCGGGCTATCGCACCTATTTTGGCACACTGCAATCCATTGTCGGCTTTACCGTGAATTTGGATTACGACTACGACCTTGTGGATGCGTTTAGTAAGGGGCAAGTGCCGATTGTGTATGAATACACGCCCAAGCTGCCGATGGAGCGCGCCACCAATACCAGCGTGATGACGCGCAAATATCTGGCGAACTTGGTATCCAGCAGTTAATCGTTTAAATCAACACAAGGACAATCAACATGAGCGAAATCAACGCCATTTACAACGCCAACGTCTATCTCAACGGCACCAACCTAATGGGGCAAGCCGCCGAGTTTAAAATGCCTGAAATTGAAATCAGCCAAGATGAGCACAAAGGCTTGGGCATGGTCGGCACCATTAAGCTGCCCAGCGGCGTGGAAGCCTTGGAAGGCGAGATTACTTGGAACAGCATTTATCCCGCCGTTGCCGAGAAAGCCTACCACCCGTTTAAAGCCGCCCAGCTGATGGTGCGCGGCAATCTGCAAACCTTTAACGCGGCAGGCTTAAAAACCGAAGCGCCCGTGGTGGTAACCGCCACCGTGATGTTCAGCAAAAACGCGGTCGGCACATTTAAACCCAAGGAAAAATCCGAACACCCGACCACCTTTCAGGCGCACGAAATCCGCGTGGTGATTGCGGGGCGCGAGACCTTGTATTACAACGCGTTTACTAATGTTTACCGCGTCGGCGGCGTGGACGCGTTGAGCCAGTTCCGCAAGAATATTGGCGCGTAAGCCTGAAACAACAAAACCAATCTTTCCCAATGTCAGGAAAGATTGGTTTTTTAATGCGCATTAAAAGCCGTTTAGGCAGCCTGAAACGATAATTTGCCGTGTTTTTAACCCCTTTAAGACAAGGACAACATCATGGCAACAACCGCCAAACAACTGACCCAAAGCCTAAACGGCGAAACCACTATTGAACTTGCCTACCCCGTGCGCTTGGCAACGGGCGCGGTGTTAGACAAAGTAACCGTGCGCCGCCCGCGTGTGGGCGATTTGCGTGCGGTGGCGCACATTGCCAGCGAAGCCGAGCAAGGCTTGGCGTTGGTGTCGCAGATTACAGGTTTAGTCCCCGAAGATTTGGATATGCTGGATTTAAAAGACTTGGAGCGCATTCAAGCCACCTTTCGCGCCCAAAGTGAACAGCAGCCTGAAAACCCAGCAGACGCTTGATGCCACGCTGCTTGCCGCCTGCGCCGATATGGCGTGGTGGTTTGGCTGGAGCGTGCAGGAGATTTACGAGCTGCCGATAAACGAATTTGCCGACTGGCTAGATGAAGCCAATCGGCAAATTAGGGAAAAATACCGCAAGGGTTAGTGTTTTTTGGCAGTGTCGCGGGCAAGCAGCGCGGCTTCTTTGAACAGCCCTACCATATCGCGTAGCACATAGCAGCTGCCCCACGCCGCGCCAACAATAGTTGCCAATACCACCAATGCGCCCAATGCAAAAGCCAGTACACCAATCAGAGCAAGCATTTTGTCTCTTTCGTTAAAAAATTATTCAGTTTCATAAGGATAAAACATGGCGGCGGAATTATCAATAGCCATCAATATCGGCGCGGCGGTGGGCGGCGCGGTGGCGGCGATTCGTTCGGTGCTGGGCGGCACGCGCGATTTAGCCAGCAGCGTGTCTATTTTGCAACGCCAGTATGACGTGTTGGGGCGAGCCATTCGCCGCGCCAGCACATCGGGCAGCGCGGATTTGGCGCGGTTGCAACGGCAGCAAGCCGAGCTGGGGCAAACCTTAAACCGCATGAACCGCCGTAATACGCAATTGCAAGCCATTCAGACACGCTTGGAGTTAGGGCGCAATGCACGCGAACAGCTGCGCAGCGAAGCCATGAGCGTGATAGCGGGCGTGGGGGCGACTTTGCTGCCCATCAAGATGGCAATGGACTTTGAAAGCAGCATGGCAGATGTGCGCAAGGTGGTGGATTTTGACACGCCGCAGCAATTCCAGCAGATGCAACAAGACCTGCTGGATATGACGCATAAAATCCCGATGGCAGGTAAAGAATTGGCGGCGATTGCGGCGGCGGGCGGGCAGCTGGGCATTGCGCGGCAGGATATTGTGGGGTTTACCGAAACCGTTGCCAAGATGAGCGTGGCGTTTGATATGTCTGCCGATCAGGCAGGCGACAGCATGGCGAAGCTGGCGAATGTCTATGAAATTCCAATTGCCCAAATCGGCAAGCTGGGCGATGCCATCAACCACCTATCCAACAGCAGCCCCGCCAAAGCCAGCGATATTGTTACCACACTCGGGCGCGTGGGCGGCGTTGCCAAGCAGTTTGGTTTAACCGAATTGCAAACCGCTTCGCTGGCGAATGCCTTTATCAGCTTGGGCAAACCGCCCGAAGTGGCGGGCACCGCCATCAATGGCATGCTGACCAAGCTGATGACGGCGGATAAGGGCGGCAAAAAGTTTCAGGCTGCCTTAAAAAGCATGGGCACATCGGCGCAGGAATTGAAAAAGAACATTGCGCAAAACGGCGAGCAAGCCTTGCTGGACTTTTTGAAGCAGCTCAACAAGCTGCCCAAAGCCAAGCAGATGGGCACACTGGTGGATTTGTTTGGCTTGGAATATGCCGATGATGTAGCCGTGCTGGCAGGCAGTATTGACACCTATCAGAAATCCATCGCCGCGCTGAAAGACACGGGCAAAGACGGCAAGCCCGCCTTTGAAGGCAGCATGGACAAAGAGTTCGCCGCCCGCAGCGCGACCACGGCAAACAATTGGCAGCTGTTTAAAAACCAGATGGCGCATTTGGCGATTAGCATTGGCTCGGTGATGCTGCCTGCGGTCAATGATTTGTTGAACAGCTTAAAGCCGATGGTGGAGCAGTTTATCCGCTTTGCCCAAGCGCATCCTGATTTGATTAAAAACGTGTATTTGGCGATTGCCGCGTTTGCAGGCTTTAAGGCAGGCAGCTTGGTGGTGCGCTACGGGTTGAGCTTAATCGGCAGCGCAATATTTGGCACGGCAGGCAAATTTTTATCGTTTAGTGCAACGCTGCTGCGCTTGCGTAGCGCATTGCAATTGTTGCGTTTTGGGCGCGGCATCGCGGCGTTTCGCCTATTGGGCTTATCGGCGCGGCAGGCGCGTGCGGTGTTATCGGCATTCTCCCGCATCGGCGGCGCGGTTTCAGGCAGCCTGCGCCTGCTCGGCTCGGGCTTGGGCTGGGTGCTGCGCGGCTTTGCTACGCTGGGCAGCTATATTCCCATTTTGATGCAGGGTTTTGCCCGCTTGGGCGCATTCTTGTTGACAAACCCCATTGGTATTGCGCTGGCTTTGCTGGCAACCGCCGCTTATTTGCTCTACACACGCTGGGACGGCGTGGTCGGCGGGGCGAAGCTGCTGTGGCAGGGTTTGTCCAGCACGGTGGGTGCGGTGGCAAATGCGATTACAGGCTTTTTTGCCAACGCGTGGGCAAACGTGCAAAGCGCGTTTAACGGCGGCTTGTCGGGCATCTTGGCATTGATTGCCAACTGGTCGCCGTTGGGCGTGTTTTATCAGGCGTTTGCCGCTGTGATGAGCTGGTTTGGCGTTACCCTGCCCGCGCAGTTTACAGGCTTCGGCGGTATGCTGATTGACGGCTTGGTCAACGGCATTCAGGCTGCCGCAGGGCGCGTGATGGCGGCGATTCAGAACTTGGCGCAGCGGGCTAAAAACGCCTTTGCCAGCGTGATGGACATCCATTCCCCCAGCCGTGTGTTCCGTGCGTTCGGCGGCTATATCACGCAGGGATTGGCGATTGGCGTAAACCAAGGCGCGCCGCTGCCTGTGAGCCGTGTGGCGCAGTTGGCGGGCAGCCTGAAAAACCGTTTTGCCGAGCGCATGGGCGGCTTTCGCAGCGATTTGTCGGCGCGTTTGTCGGCAGGCACGGACGGCTTGCGCCAAGCGCGCAGCGAGCAGCAGGCGCAGCAGCAAAACGCAAACGGCAACAGCATGGTGGTGCATTTTTCGCCCACGATTAACGCGGCAGGCGGCAACCCGCGCGAGATTGAAACGGCGTTGCAAATGGGATTGCACGAATTTGAACAACTGTTTCGCCGCCTGATGGCGGAGCGCGAGCGGAGGGCGTATTGATGTTTGCACAACTGGGCGATGTAACGTTTGAGCTGCTGGGCAGCTTTGCCAGCTTGGAAGAGACTCACGCCGCGCAGTTTGCCCAGCATGATGTGCTGGCGGGGCGGGCGGGCCGGCCGGCGCGGGGGCACGCGCCCCGCGAGCTGCGGTTTAGCCTGAAACTGCATTGGAAGCTGGGCGATGTGGATGCGGCGTATCACGGGCTGATTGCCGCCAAAGAAGCGCAGCAGGCGGTGAGCTTGGTGTATGGCACAGGGCGGTTTGTCGGCTGGTTTGTGATTGAGCGGCTCACGGTGCGCACCTTGCAGATGGATAAAAACGGACGTACCGCCGCGCGGGAAATAGACGTAGAACTAAAAGAATTTGTCGGCGACCCGAACAATCCGCTGCCCGCGCCTGCCGTGGTTGCGGGCGAACAAAACCCGCTGCTGGCAATGCTGCCTGAAAGTATGCAAAACGCGCTGAATCCCATTGCGGAAAAAATCGGCACGGCGGTCAAAATCTACCACGCGGTGGAAAACGACATCGGCGCGATGCAAAACCTGATTCAGGCGGCGCGGGAGATTAAAAACGACCCCGCAGGCGTGCTGAATTTGGTGGGCGATGTATTGGGCGTGGCGGGCGGCGCGCGCGCCCATTTAACCGGG